TAACATCTCCGCCAACATCGCTCATGTATTTTACGCCGTCTGCCAGCGGAATCAGATTATCATCAATAGCTTGGAGTCCCGTGGCACCTAATAAATCGTCAGTTCCACCTAAAATTTTCTGAAAAGCAGGACCTATAAATGATGCCAAGTTACTAAATCTTGTCATTACATCTTCATCGATAACATTAGTCATATACTTAATTGCATCGGACAAAGGTTTTAAGTTATCGTCGATTGCCTGTAATCCAACAGCACCCGCAAGATCGTCAGTCCCGTCAAGTAGTCGCTCAAAGGCCGGACCAATAAACTTTGCGACATGCATAAAACGCACATCATCTACTGCGTTGAGACGGTCTAAGCCGTTCGCTAAGGGGATTAAGTTGTCATCAATAGCCTGGAGGCCAGTCGTTCCCAGAAGGTCATCAACGCCGTCTAGGAGCTTGTCTATGCCCTCTCCTAGCTTAGGAGCGTTATTGTAAAACTTATCTGCATCGACAGTGTTTAATGCGTTCAATCCTGCGGCTAGAGTTTCTAGGTTATCATCGATGGCTTGAAATACTAGAGCTTCACCCAGATCACTAGCAGATATTGGTTCAAGCATTTTGTTAATGCCTTTACCGATTTCTTCCATTTTGGAAACTTCGGGAATTTCTGCTTTAGCAAGAGCATCAACGCCAGCGGCCAAATCTTTTAAATTATCATCGACTGCTTGCAGAACACCAGCTTCTCCCATATCAAACAGATTTAGAGGTGCGAGCAATGCGTCAAGCCCTTCGCCCACCCTAGCAAGATTGCTTGGATCTATTTCGACTTCATTTAATGTTTTGATACCCTTTGCTAAATCTTCAAAGGCAGTTCCAGATAGAATTCGAAGTCCTAGTGCTCCACCTATACCGGCACCGCTAACTAAGTCTGCTATAGCATTGCCTAGTCTGGTGAATTGCTCACCGGACACTTCAGTATTTTCTAAATCTTCAAACCCCTTTGCCAATCTTGACATGGAAGGGCCGATATCATTAACCTGCGAAACAAGATAGCCTATGCCTGCGGCTGCTGCAGCGATACCTAGACCGGCAGTGCCGAACGCTTTGCCTACTGCTAGTATCATACCCGATTCTTTAGAAGGTACTACAGGATCACCGAATTCAACATCAGGCGCAGCTGCACCGGCTGCACCAAGACCCCCGCTCAATTGATTGCTCATTTCTTTTCGAGCTTCTGCAGCGTCTTGAGCTTGTTTGAGACGATCTTGTTGCATCCCCGCCAAAAACTCATCGAACCTAGTATCAAAGGTGTCAGATAGATGTTCGGTCTGTTTCCAAGTAGCGTCTATTAAATCTGTAAGGGTTGTTTTAGCCACGCTTTGCTGCCTCTCTAGCCTTCTTCTCTTCTTCTAATGCTTGCATTAACATAATTAAGAGAATTTCTCTCTCCCACGGCATCATATTTTCTAATTCGGTTAAATTGTATTTATGATGCCTCTGCAATAAAAAGTTAGTTTTATAATAATTAATTAACTCATCGTGCGAGAGGCATATTAAAAAAAATTGTCGAGTCCTTTAATTTCGATTTCGTTGTGTTCGCCACAGGTGCTGCAATCATATTCAATCGTATATTCAACTTGAGGAAGTTTTCGTACCCAAGCGGAAATCTTATTGAACTGCTCACGCGTCATGGATTCGAGAAATCTTTGTATTTCTTCGGCGGGTTCATCGTCGGTTAAAATCTTTTCATCGTCGGTGATGATAGCCTGAATGCAAGAGCCGATAATACTGGCCGCTAAATCTTCGTTTCCGCTCTGAATTTGAGTATAATTAGGATACCTCATTTCAACGGAAATGTTTTTAGTTAATTCGATGATCTTTTCGTCGGTTTCATTAACCGGACATTGAACATCATCTAAATTAACGATCACCTCGTTTCTTTGTTTGCACGTGTCTTGCGCACAAGGTAAGTATAGAGTAACATTTTCACCAACAGATTTGGCTCGTAGTTTTAGAAAAATGAATTCTAAATCAAACGTAGTTAGATCGTTAACTTTAACCTTATTGTTAGTACAAGCTTGAACGGTATCTACAACCGCTTGAAGAATCGCTTCTCGATCTTTACTCTCGTTTGCCATAAGAAGAATCTTTTCTTCTTTGACTAGGTATGGTCTGTATTTTATTTTTTTGCCGGTGGAAGGTATTTTTAATTCATAACTAGGTGTTTCATTCAACAAAGGTAGTGCCATTATTTACTCCATTAACTAAATTTTATTAACGAACTATTAAAAGATATTGATGCTTCTGATTTGCCATCAACCGGTTCGCCTTTCCAATATTGATAAGAAAAATCAACCGACACCGTACTTATCTCACCATCACCTTCGTTCAGGTTTGAAGATGTGTATGAGACTGGAAAAGCTCTGTCCAAATACCAATGATAGTTCGCAATTGCTTTGGTTCCAATATCTAGGTCTATGTCTATGTTAATATTGATAGGTCCAAGTTTTTTATCGAACTGCTTGCTAAACAGAGGGTAGCTCTGGCCACGTTCTAGTTGATAAATGTGCACTGGTGCCATATATTGATCCGGATATCGAGCTTCCCATCGTCCTTCGATATCGACATACTGAGAGATAATAAAATCATGCCAGCTTTCAAAATAACTTCGAGCTATTTGATCGTTTAAAATTCGAAAGGTCATTGAGACATCGGTGTTGGCATAACCATATGCAGTTTTCTGAGACGAAACACCCATAACTCGTTCTTGAGTAGTCAATTGACGAGACGGTAGAGTTATGTCGCTACACAATAATCCTAGGCCATAAGGATTAATACCGTTGATTGTGGGTAGCTTAACGTAAAAAAGGTTCGCTTTAGTAAATCCGCGTCCCTCTGCTACTAAAGATTTAAACTCGTCGATAGTGCCTAACTTAAGCATTGATAATCATCCTCGAATCTTTATACACTTGTCCTTTGTTGCCTCTCCATTGCGCGGTAGGCAAGAAGGTTGCAATTTCCCATTCTGGCGCTGAAACATATGCCAGTTTGCCTTCTACCTGCGATGTCAGATAATGTTTCCAACATGGACGAAAATATTTTAATTTTGCTGCACGATTCAAGTAATCATAGCTGACGCTAAACTTGGTAGATTCATCAAATTTTTTGTTGTTTGTAATATCCATCAATCCGTCTAAAAATTTCGCTCTTAGCGGGATCGGTAGATAATGTAAATTCATTCCGTAGAATCCTTTTTCCGCAGGCCCTACTACAATAACTAATGGAAATGCGTCCCAATACGGGAGTTTGTCTCTGTGCTTAGCGTCGTAGAAAAACATATACATTCCGCCGGACGCAGTTCGACTTTTTAGCTCGATTGGGTCTTCTTTCATTAGCTGTCTGCGATTGACGCGCATATTCTGCACTTTTTTTCGAAACCAATCTCTCGATTCTTTCGTACGTGGTTGAATACCAGCGCGAAACGCTTCTTGCTCTACTGTTTGAAATAAATTCGACATATCCTTATTTAGCCTTTCTACGGTAAGGTTTTAAAGATTTTGTAGATTTAGGTTTGATGCCCTTTTTGTCTAAGTCATCTTCAGTCCAAATTTCGAAGTTCCATTTGTTGTCTTTGCATATCTCTTTGGCTGCTTCCCATTTATTAACGTTTTTTATAAAAGTGTATGCTTCTTTCATGTATTGTTTGGTGCGCCTTTTTCCGGCAGGAGGTGCTGTTTCTTTTTTCGGTTTTACTTCTATTAAAGATATGCTGCCGTCTGCCCACCAAACTTTAAAGTCGGGATAGTAGCGATGCCACGTTCGATCCGCTTCGTAGAGATAGGGTATTACAACTTCTTCACTAGACCAAAATTTAACTTTAGTACTGCTATCGAAGAACATCATACAGTATTTTTCCCACATACTTCGATAAATTATTTTAGTAGGATCGCCTTTATATTTCTTGGGGTTCTTGCTTTTATATTTTCCAGAATATGCCATATAATCACTATAAATAAAACAAAGATTATTTAGCGAGACAACAATGGCAACTGTAGCCCCTCACCAAGCAAAAGTCGGCGATAAAATTTCACAAGCGGACTTGGTTAAATTGCTTCAAGACCCAAATCGTCCTAGAGAAGAGAACGGAGAACAAGTTCTCGCGCAAGAAACAGCCGCTGAAAAAGAAGACACCGACAAAGGTCCTACCAAAGAAGATTTACAGAGACAACGGAATTATCGATATCCTCTCAGTCTTTCTGAAAGTTTTCCTGCAACCATTATATTTAAAGTTATCAAAATTGACGGTGTAGATCATTTCGAAACAGCTGGTATTAAAAAATTATATAATCAGGCTAAAGAAGTGCTGGGGTTCGCTGATAAAGAATCAGAATCCGTTGCAGATCAAAATGTGGATCAGGATACTAAAGCTAAAATTGTTGCGGACAGTAATGAAAAACCAAAAGAGCTTGTTAGCTATGAGAATAATACTGGCGGCGAAGAAATGGGAAGAATCACATTACCTTTGCAGAATCGTTTATCTTATTCTGATGTTGCCAACTACGATCCTAACGCTACCGTTGGAATTTTGGGTGGACTGGGAGAAGATTTGGCTTTAGGTAGAAACCCGTTTGAAGGAGCAAACCAAGGAGGCAGTCTGACAACTGCAGCGGGAGCGCTGGCGGCTCAAGCTTTAGCAAAAGTTGCGGCTGCTGGTGTTGGTTTCGGTGCTGGTGCCGCTGCTTCTAAACTCGGAGGAGGTATTGTGGGTGGTTTAGTTGGCGGTAGTCTAGGAGAAGGTTTAGGCACTGCCGCACAATCAGCTACTAGAGTTGCAACT